AATGGCTATCAACTCATTCAAAAGACGACATTTGGGGTGGACTTGGTTCACTTAGATTGTACATGGCTGTGCAACACAAAGAGTTCATTAATAGAATGCTTTTAGCAGATGTTGAAAGCGATGCAGCAGCATCAGGTGGTGCTCATACTGGTACACAAGACTTTGAATCCCTTGATAGAATCGTATCAAGTGATGCAGAAGAAGATATACTAGGTGGAAGCCACTCTGGATTTTACGATCCATGGGCTGCTGATGCAACCGTTGACAGAGATGGAAACGGTGGCGAATTTGACTGTACAGTAGAATCTGCTTCTGGTACTATCGGTACTGACGGTGTTTTGACTGACGATGTTCTAAGAACTTTCTTACGAAAGATTAGAATCGCAGCAGGTAAAGATCCAAATGTATTCCTAGGCTCCCATGAAGTCTACTCTGAGATACAAGGCTTATACATGCCAAGTGTCCGTATTGCAAATCCTTACGGTGAGCAATTAGTTCAAGTAGACGTAAACGGTATTCAGACCTTCAAAGGAACTGGTACTGGTATTCATGTAGACTCTATCTATGGAATCCCATTCATTCCAACAAAAGATGCCCCATCTAATGGTGCAACTGAAATTGGAAGACTTTTCGCACTAGATACTAGTGATGCAGAAGGATATGGATATCCAAGAATCGGAATTCAAGTGGCTATACCAACCGAGTATTACGAAGCAACTAGAAGATCTGCTGGCTATCCATTCGTGAACAACGCTTTTGTAGAAAAAGGTGTATTCAGAACAATGGGAGAGACAGTTTGTCGCCATTTCAAATCACAAGGTAAGATCAGAGATATTAAACTCTAGTCAAACCAACCCCCTTTTTACCCATTTTTTTATCTAACTTTATATATTAGTGTATTGCACAATTATCAATGGCAATCACAATCGCACAGAATTCAGACCATAAGAGTCTAACAGGAAAGACCTTGTCAGTCCAAGCAGAATTGACTTCTAAATTAAAGTCATGTGTAGTAGATGTCACCTATGGTGCCTCAGATACTTACACAACTGGAGGAAACACTGTCGACCTTTCTTTGGGTGGTAGAATCAAAACTGTAATTGGAGCTCAAATACTCCATAGTAACGCAGGTCTACTTTTGCAATACGTCCCAGCAGCAGCAGGGGCAGCAGCCACAGGTAAGATTAAAGCTTATGGTCAGGAACCAACAAGTGCTACAGCAACAGTTGTAGCCCTTACAGAACTAGATTCATCAGATACAGCAGTCAATTCCTTGACCATACGTATTAGAGTGTTTGGTTTTTAACCTTTTTTTTCTTTATTATTAAAGTTTATATATAACCTAATCCAACTTTCCATATGGTTGAGATGAATCATAATGCTATTACAGTTAATTCAGATACTCTAATTAAAGGTGCTCATGGTGTTATTGTGTCTATTCACGTAACAAAGGCAGGGGCTAGTGGAGATAAATTACAATTAAGAAATGGTACTCTTGTAAGTTCAACTCCAATAGAATTCACAGTATTTGGTGAAAATATTCAAAATGTTCAAGATATTAATAGAAGATTTGAAGAAGGTATATTTGCAGATGTTACTGGTAGCACAGCAGAATATATTATAGTATTCAAATAAATCTTTAAATATCAAGTCACTTTATATATCTCATGGTCACCACCACAACTTATTGTTCTGTCGGGGATATTAGTGATTTCCTAAGAGTTCCTATAACTTCAACTACAACTCCAAATAAGGAGATGGTACGTAAGATCATTGTAAGAAAAGAAGCCGAATTAGACAGAAGAATAGGTCACACTTGGAAGACCAAAAAAATAACTAGAGAAATACACTCACTCCCACTCCTATATACATTTGGATGGGGTACACCGATTTTCCTCAAACATAGACATATACTTACACTTGACTCATCTCTTGGTGACAAGATAGAAGTTTGGAAAAGTGAGACTGATGATTGGGGTAATATATTAGATAGTACACAATGGTATAATATGGAGTATGAGTTTGGTACTTTATTCCTCAGAGGTTATTTATTTACAATATTAAGAAATAATAGAGTTAGAGTTACATATCGTTATGGTGGAGAGGATTATGCAGGTGATACCACAGTCCCACTAGATATAGCAGATTGTATAATTAAGATGACAGCCATAGAAGTCATGAACACATCATTCCGTATGGACGAGATACCAAGCGGTGGAAGTGTATCTCCTAGTGAGAGTAAGAGATTTTGGCAGGAAGATATAGATTTATGTGTATCTAACCGTAGAGAAGTGTTTGTTTTACCATAGTAAAATGTTTCTTAATAGTATTAAGGGTAGAATAGTTAAAGCTATTAACAAAGTTCGTTCTATAATAAGTAAAGGTGGTAATGCTAGAGTATTACATAAAGGAGATAAATTAAAAGATGATGAAATATATTTTGAAGGAATTGCTATACCTATACCAGATGACATATCAAAAGAATCTGTTAATTTTAGTGAGAATATAACTGATTCAGAATTGGCAATGATGATAACACATGTTATACAAAGACCAGAAGAACAGATGAGAAATGAAGAACCATATGATGATGTATTAGATCCTACCCCATCCCCCATAACTGTAAATAATAAACCCATACTACCTGATGGATGGAGTGTGGCATATTATCCAGCTGGTGGAGAAACTGGTGGTAAACCTCACATACCATCAATTAAGGAATGGGTTGAGAATGTTAAATTAAATCATATGACTACACAGGACTTGAAAGGAGAATATGGTAAGACATTTGGTAAAAAAACTCCTAATACTTGGGATAAAAAAATGATGGAAAGAATGGTAGATTCTATAGCATTTATGGTTGCTAGGAAAATTTGGTATGTAGGTAGAAAACCTAGTTCTATGTCTGATGGTGATTGGGATAAGGCTACCAGAGATAAAAGACCTTCTGAGGGTTCATTTTCAAAGAATGAACATTGGTCTAATGGGTTCCCATATGGTGATGGGTATACTTATAAGAGTTGGGGACATCAAGAAATCATGGAATTAAAAAATACAGGAAAATTAAAGTGGTAATATGGCTATAATTACTTATGATGCAGTTGATGATATTATAGACCTACTTAGGACTAAATGGTCTAGTTTACGTCCACCACATATAACCAAGGTATGGGAAAAGAGAACAGTAGGATTCATAGATGATAGAAGTGATGAAATTATAATATCTCCAAAAGGTGAAAACATACAATATTTTGGTCTAGGTGGTAGTTCATTTTGGCATGAGCAAATAATGGAGTTGGATATACGTACTTATCAGGATGTTGATAGACATAACAAGGTAGTCAAGGAAATAGTAAAAATCATCAAAGATAATATAGTAGGAACTACATATACAGATTTGAGAGTAATCGGTTCATTTAGTAGAAACTTTCAGTTTCGTAATATGTTTAATTATGTTATAACTATATCGTATAGAAAGTCTGACCCTATATAGACCTAAAAATCTTTATATACATGAACAACATCATTAACATATGGTAGTTTATACTGGTGGGTCTGCATCTGTAGTATACGGATATGAGTCCACATTTGCATCAGCCGTGACTCCCACAGATTCGTTTGGATTACAACAAAAAGTTACTGGTTTATCACTCAATACAAGCCAAATTATGCTTAACAAATTAGGTCAAGTAGAACCAACTAAATTTGCTTTTGGTCAACAACAAGGAAGTGTTAGTATGGGATTTGTTTTTGATAGTGCTCAATCTTATAAAATATTTGATTCTCTTTATGGTACTCCAAGTGGAACAACAACTAAAGTATATCCAGCAAATGCAAGTATATTTACAGGAACATCTGGTATAAGTGTATCTCCAGCAGCCCCAAAATCACTAACTACACGAATTCAAGTCAATGGTGCAAGCGTATTTACAAGAACATTGAAAGGATGTATTGTTAATTCTCTTGGTATTTCTACAAGTATTGGTGAAACAGTAAATGGTACTATAGATATGGCTTTTGCAGAAGAGAGCACTGCTAATATTGCAAGTGCAGCATTTGTTCAGCAAGATGCAAGTGCCAATAATCAACCATCAACTCCATATACATTTGCTCATGGTTCACTAAAAATAGTACCAAATGGTGGAAGTTCATTAACCGAAGTAGCAGAAATACAAGATGTTGATATTACATATACTTCTAATGCAGAATTACTTTATGGTATTGGTAGTCATTATGCTAAATCAGTGTTTAGAAAAGTATTTGATATTGGTGGTAGATTTAGAACATCATTCAAAGATAAAACATTATTACAATATGTTATAGATCAATCTATTATAGGTACAGAAACAGAAACCATTGCAGAAGAAACAAATGTTGGATTATCGTTAACATTCACAAATGGCTCTAAGAATATGACATTAGAATTTGGTGGAGTTTCATTAGTAGATCACAGTGAGACTGGTGTGGAACCAGTAGAACCAGTGTTTGAAGAACTTAATTGGAAAGCAAAATACTCTAAAGTATCAGTAACTCCATAACCCTTATAAATAACCTATATTAATATTTTGTAATGACTTTAATACCAATAGAAATTATGTATGGTGGTAAAAAGGAAATTATAGAGTTTGAGGATTCACTAACATTTGGTGATACTGAGATGTTAATTGGTAATTCTGTTGATCTTAGTGACGTAACAAAACCAAAGATAGATTTACAAAATTACAGATTAAATTTACTAGCACTTACAATTAAAAAAGCACCATTTAAAACAGGTGATATTACAGCAATAAAAATGACAGATGCAAAAGTTATAAAATCGATACTAAAGGAGATAGTGAAGGTACACCCTTTAACGAGTTATATAGAGGATTGGATGGAAACATTCATAAGCTCAGAGGAGTTGAACAAGTTAGATACTCAATCTACTACCACTGTGCCAGCCAGTTCGGATGGGATAAAGAAACGGTCGATAAGCAAGAAATAAATTATTTAAAGAAATTATTTTATATACATAAAATTTCTATGGAAGAGGCTGAGCGTGAAAACACTACCCCACCAATGTCTCGTAATATAACTAAAAACTTTAAATAGTTTCATCAATGTTTATATATCATGGTAGATGAATCCAATCTTGAAAGAGAGTATATAAAACTTTTATCACAGTTAACTAAACAAACACAATTATTAGAAAAAACATTTAGTATTTTAGAACAAAAAGTATTTAAAACTAATTCAAAATATGAATCACAAATATCAGCTCAAGAAGAATGGACTAAGAGGGTTAAATCAGATAATAGAACTGCCAATTTATTTTCAAAAGTAAGAATTGAAGAATTAAAACAATCTGGAGTATTATATAAAGTAAGAGAAGCAGAAATTAAAGGTAGAAAAGACATAGCAAAAATATTGGCAAAATCTAGAAAAGAGGGAATATCAGATCACAGGTTAAGAGCAACTGAGAGGGTGACTTTAGAAGAAATACATCAAGAAGGTGTAAAACGTAATATTATTATGAGAAAGGCAATGCAAGGAACTTCTGATAAATTTAATTTCATAACTAGTTCACTTACAAAAGGTAGAGGATTAATAACAACTTTTGGACTTTTAGGTAAAGGGGCATATAATTCAGCAGTATCATTTAAAGCAATGAAGACAGCTCAAGAAGAATTTAAACATGCATCTATACAAGGTGATAAAACCAGAATTAATGAAACAAGAAAAACAATGATACAGACAGAATCAGATTATGAAGGTAAAACAGCAGGAAGTAAACATTTAAAAAGTATAAGTGAAAAACTTGCAAATGCAGGAAAATTCTTTGAGAATCATATGACTGGTATATTAATTGGTGCAGGGGCAGCTGGTGTGTTAATAGGTATAATAAAGAAAGCAGTTAGTGTTTCTCCAATGTTCCAGCAGATGATGAAATTAATGAACTTTGCAGTTACTATGATATTAAGACCTATAGGTGACTTTATAGGTTTCTTCCTAAGACCTATACTCATATTATTACTTAGAAAATTCATACTTCCTTGGTTTAAGGATGCATACCCAGCACTTAGAGCAGCAGGTACAGCAACAGGTGAGATAGTTACCGATTGGATTGATGATATAACTTCTGGTGATTGGGCTAGAGTGGGAACTGCGATAGCAAAGGCATTTGGTCTTGGAATTGGTGCTTATTTTTCAATAAAAGTTTTTAAAGCAGCAGGAAAAATAATTTCAAATCATATTAAATCAATGCTTAATAAAATTAAGATACCAGTACCAAGTTGGATTAATAAATTAGTAATTAAAATGCCACTTATGCCTGATTGGGTTAAAAAATTATTTGGTATGGTAGATGATGCAAAGTCTGGTGGAGGAACTGGTGAAGGAAATGGTGGAGGAAATAATAAAGGAGGAAATGGTAGAGGAGCAACCCCACAAGGAGATGGAACCAAACCTAAATCTGGTGGTGACTTGTTTAAAGAGAAAGTAGGCTCAAAATTACAGGGTAATAAAGGTGTTATAAGCAATTCAGGTAAAATAATAACACCAGAAGAAAATGCCAAAAAAATTGCTGAAAAACAAGCACAGAATGTAAAGTATAATCAAACTGCAACCAAATCTGATAAACTACTTAGGAGAGTAGCAGATGTTTTTAAAAGGAAAGGACTATTAAAAGGTATACAATCATTACAAAGTGTAATGCCTAAATTAAAATTTGGATCAGAGAAAATGGCTAGTTTAAAAGCATTATTAAGTGTGTCATCAATTAAAGGTATAGGTAAAGGATTATTAGGAAGTGTGTTAGGTGGTAGTGCTGGAGCAGGAGGATTACCTTGGATTATTGCAGAAAATCTTGATCATCTTCCACCAGCAAAGGAATTTAGATTATGGTTTCAATCTAAAATGAGAGAACATTTACCAGAAATTGATGGAACTGGAATTGATAGTGCTATTGGTAATTGGGTTGGAAATAAAGGAATATCAAATCCTATAAGTGATGCTATTGCTAGTGGTGTTGGTATGTTTAGAGATTTCACAGGTCTTGCAAACGGTGGTATAATAAACGAACCTATAAATGGAGTAGGTCTAAACACTGGTAGAAAGTACCAGTTTGGAGAAAGAGGTAGTGAAGCAGTAGTTCCTCTAAATGGTAAGGGTGGAATGGGGGGAGGAGGCACAACAGTTAATATCAATATTGATAACATGAGTGGAGATAGGAATGATGTAGAAAAATTAAGAAAAACTATATTAGAAGTACTACAACAAACATCTATGAGTAGGGTAAGAGCATGACACAGATAATATTAATTAAAATGAGTGAAGTATTGTCATCTGATGCGAATAAAAAAAGGGCATTTTTAATCAGTAATCTTAATAATTTTAATTGGGATGTAAACACACCAGTCACACCTATGCCTCTCCCAGAAGATAGTCATGAGTCTAACATATTGGTTAAAATGGAAGGTAATAGTGCTGCAATAAGTGTGTCGTGGACAATGACAGAGGGTAGTTATTTTGGGTATTATGATACATCAACTGATGTATTTACACCAGACACAAATACTGATGGGAGTGATGAAGTTTTAACATCTTATAGACAAATAACAAAGTTCAAAGATGAATTTATACCAAAATTCATACAAGATGGGTTTAGATTAAATATTGTAGATGAGACAACTTCACCTAATAGTGTATTATTAAAAGATAATGGTACCATGAATACAATTAAGTTTGATATTAGTGGTCAATCACCTGTAGTTTGGAATGTAAGTTTACAATTTATGGTTGGTGATGTGGTATCACTTTTTGAAGCAGATGTACCTGAAAGACCTAGGAATGTGTACATGTCTGCTCTAACTAATAATTTAGTAAAAATAGAATGGGAAAAATTTAATCAATATGCGACAACTGCTGACGCTGTACCTATAACAGGTGTTGCAATTCAATATAAATATAAGGGTAATATATGGAGTGATTTTAGTGTTAGTGATTTAATTACAAGTGAACAAGCAGTTGGATTAGGAAGTGGTGCTACTGGATCATCAGCATATACACCTACTGGTGACTTTAGAACATTTGATGTTACTAATAATAACATAGGTTTAGGTGAATATAGGTTTAGAGTTGCATTATTAAGTGAAAAATCAGATGCTGCTAATATTAGATTGTTTAAAGATGGTGTAAAACATGGAACTGATAGTACAAAAACATTAACTGTAACATGACCAACGTAAAATTATTAAACATAAGAAGAAACAGTAGTGGATCAATAATTCATA